CTCCTGCCAGCCGTAACTCGATGGAACCTTGACGGGAGCCCTGCCGCTACTGGCCTCCTCCACGCACTGCCTGACGTATGCGAACAGGTTCACATCATTGCCCGACCCGATGGCTGCGATGATGTTCTGCTCGGCCAGCGCCTTGACTGTCTCGTCCTTGCTGACCACCGCACGCTGCGGCAGCGTGATCTGGAGTACGCCTTCGTTGGGCTTGACCGCCATCATGTGAACGGTGTGTACGCCTTGGTAGTTGAGGATGTCCACGACGAACAGATCGAACGGCAGCAGCAGAATCTGGCGCTTGACCTTATTCCCGGCAGCATCCTCGTCGGTCTTCTCCATGTAGACGCCGCCCTTGGCCCCGTAGGCAAACCCCTTGGGTGGCGTAGGACGAATGACCTTGACGACTTCGTCAGGGATCGACGGGCTGTCTGACGGCAGCACGACTTCAATTTCTTTTTCCTCAGTCTCGACCTGTATCTCACGCCCAAGCGCCAGCGGGTTGGTGATCTTGCCGAAATGTGGGCAGGTATGGCACAGGCCGGGATTCTCGCTCTCTAACTTTACGCAGGGGTACGGCCCCTTGATCTGGGCAAGCTTGGCGTGCATCCGGTCTTCATCGTAGGGGTGCAACTTGGACAGCCACCTGACCGCCTTGTCTCCATCCGTACAGACCTTGGCGATGCTCAACCAACCACGCCACGCTGGCTCCATGCCTTCTTCCGCAGCGTTCTCGACGTAGTGCTGGAGTTGAGCGCACCCAGTACCCGCCTTGGTCGCGTTGAGGATCTTCTTGAAACTCGTCGTGGAGTTCTCGAACATCTTGACCGCAGTCGCTGTGGGCAGGGACTTGGGACGTTCACCCAACAGACTCAACGCTGGCGTTACCGCGACTGGAGGAAGCGCGGTCAGCTTGCTGGTGATGAACTCGCCCAGCAGATCGAAGTCGAAGATGCTGCCTTCCGACAGCAGCACCACATGGCGAGGCTCGCCGTACTTCTCTTTGAAGTTGAGCGTGCCGGGGATACGCAGAACTCGCGCTGAGTCTGCCGTCACCGTCATGTCGATGGCAAGCTTCTCCTGCTTGCACAAGCGCTTCAGGTTCTCGGCAATCGGCTTCCAGTCATCGATGAGGATGTCGTCTTGCAGCGGCCAGTAGCAGTGCAGCCCACCACCGGAGCCGACGATCCACGGACGCCCGAACTGCTCCAGACCAGTAGCAGAAAGAAACGCGCTGAGTGCTAACGCTGCTTGTTTCTTCGAGGCGTACCCATCCATGTCAATAAAGAATGACCGGATGTAACTAGCGTTGGCTGCGGTGCGTTTACCCGCCTTGACGAATGTAGAGAGCGCGAAGTATGCGTTCTTGTTGTCGGCTACCCAGTTGTCTACGGCAGGATAGATTTCATTGAGGTCTGTGACGAAGAGGTGTTCTTTTTTAACTGTGGATAGCTCTGCCGCGCAATACAACCCGTGTTGCGGAGACGGCAAAACAACCGCTAGAAACTCAAGCGGGTTCATGTCGGTCCTTAGCGGGTCAGTCGAATAGGCGCAGTTGGCGTGGATCTTCTTCCTGTGCCGTTAATGAGTCTTGAAAGGCGGTGATGTACAGCATCAGAAGCGAGCGATTAAGGCCCGTAAGTACCTGCCTGTCCAGATAAGAACGGAACTCATCAAGGACTTCCTCAACCATTACGGGGTCAAGTTGTATTCTTTGCATATCAGTCTCCATGCCTCGTCGGCAGTCGGTGTGTTCTTGAGGATGTTCAGCAGCATCTGGGCGCGTTGCTCGTAGGCCGGGAAAATCTCCCCGCCCAAGAACCAGTTGTAGACCGTCTGGCGGGTAACCCCCAGCGCCTTAGCGATGCGAACGACGGAGAAGTCGCGATTGATGGCCCACCGCCCTAGCTGGTTACCCAGCGTCTTGGGGCAGTTGCCAATCGCGTTAATGGTTTTCTGTGAGTAAGGCATATGTGTGGGATGGGGAAGCAGTGGAGCACATGAAGCAGTGTTTATTCCAACTACGAAGTCCAACTTCCTGCGGCGGCGCTAACCCGCCGCGCCACTACTTCCCCAAAACCTTTCTAGTTACTCGTCGTCCCAGTCGGACACTACGTCGGCCAAGCTCTTCTTGGCTGGGACGGCGGATGGCTTGGCTTCTGCCTTGCGAACCGCAGGCTCGGCTGGCTCCTCGGCAGGCTCTTCAGCCTTGGGCTTGGCCGCTGCCTTCTTGGGCGCAGGGGCTGGGGCTTCTTCCTCTTCCTCGACTACTGGCGCAGCCTTGGGTTTGGTTCCACCCAGATTGAGTGGGGCAGGCTTCACGCCGTCCACTGCCGAGACGTTCAGCGCAACAGCGTTGATGGCTTCAGGCGACTTGCCCTTCTCGGCAGCGATGGCGTACTCGTCGTCGGTCAACCAACGCATCGCCTTGAAGTGAAGCTTGGGTGCTTCTGCCTTGGTATCGAACTTCATGCGCGTCACGACGGTACTAGGATCGACGCTCTGCGCCACGAGCCAGCGAGCATATGCTTGCAGCGGATGGTTGTCACCCTCGGATTTCCCGAAGATCGACGTTGCTGGCAGCGGCAACTGCATGACATCACTTCCCTCGATGTCGTTAGCCAAGACCACGGCGAGGCGCTGCTGGTAGCGGCAAGCGCGGCTCTGACCACTACCGGACCCCGCCACGTTCTGCGGGCACGAAGCGCAAGTCTTCGACTGCGGCTCCTTGACGCCCTCATCAGGCTTGTCGCCGTCCGTGCTCCAGCAGTTAGGCGCAGCGGCTGCGGCTTCTGGGTCGTACTTGTTCATGTAGAAGATGCGAGCGACCTTGGCAGCGGCCTTGACGATCACCACATCCAAGAAGCGCTCGTCAATGGCGGCGACTTCCTTGCCGTCAGACATCAGGCGGAACACGCCACCCTTGATGGAGATGCGCTTACCGCCGCCGCTGCCGCTGTTACCAGCCAGCGCCTTGGCGACATCCGAAAGCCCTGCTGCCCGTGCAAATGCCGGGATGCTTGAGGGGTTGAAAAGTGCTACGTTACTCATGATGGTCTAGTCCTTACTTGATGGTTGGCTTGCGTACAGAGATGTCGTACTCCGAATTGGAGTTCAGCCCGGGCGGTACGACCCCGGGGTTTTCTTCGAGGAAGACCTTCATATTGGTCTGGTTGATGCGCCGCTCGAACAGATCGAGCGCATCCTGTTCAGCCACGAACTTCTTGAACGAGTCCCAGTCGTTCGTGGTGAATCGCGTCTTGACCGACATGACGACAGTGCCTTGCGGGGTATTGACCGAAGTCACACCCAGCGCTTGCATCTGGTCTTTCATGGCGTGCTTGAGCGCGTCCTGCTGCTCCTTCAGGACTTCGACCTGAGTGTCATACGCCTTGGTGAGCGTCTCGATCTCAGTCCTGATCTTGCGGTAGATTTTTGCCAACTTGTCCATTGGCACGAGTTCATCAGTCATTGCTTCTCCTTATGGTTTTGTCTAGCGTTTGACATTCTACACGGAACGAAAGTGTGTGCAACCCCTCCTTCAATCTTTTATTGCTTCGTCGAACATCTGCGTGAGCAGCGAGTGATCGTTCACCTTTTGGGCGAGCGCTTTGAACATCTTCTTCTCGATGGGCGAGCCTTGGATGTGTATGACGGTGACCTTGTCAGAGGTCTGGCCTTTGCGGTCTGAGCGGGCGATGCACTGTACGTACTGCTCGACGCTCATCAAGGGGCCGTAGAAAACCACCGTGTCAGCAGCAGTCAGCGTGATGCCGTGGGCCGATGCTTGCGGCTGCATGACTAACACCCGTGGCTCTTTCTCGTGCTGGAACCTGCGGATGATGTCGCTGCGCTTGCTGGGGCTGACGCTGCCTTGGATCACCTCAGCGGCAATCCCCCGCTTGAGTAGGTGAGCGTGGACGGCGGCGATGCTGCTGCTGAACATGGCGAAGATCAGAACCTTGCGGCTCGTCTCGTTGAGGATCTCCTCCAGCACCGCCAGCCTCGGCGAGGCGTCGAACTCAACCACGCCCTTGTCGTCTGTGTACGCTGCACCGCAGGAGATCTGAAGCAGCTTGCTCACGCCAGCAGCGGCGTTGACCGCGCTGATTACTTCTCCCGCCGCCTGAATCATCATCTGATCCTTGAGCAGGTTGTAGTACTTGGCTTGCTGGGGCGTGAGAGGAACGTCTCGTGAGACTGTGGTAACTGGCGGCAGATCGAGGCACTGCTCTTTGGTGAACCTGATCGCTGGTTGCAACGCATCGAACACTAGGTCAGGAGCGTTGGCTTTCGGAGCCCACTTGAACGCGGTGATCTTGTTCATGGTCAGATCACGCCAAGCTGTCAGGAACTTGGGAATGCCTGATGGGTTCACTAACTTAGCCAGACCGAACGCATCGACAGGCGACTGTGATGCTGGCGTGCCAGTCATCATCCACAGATATGTGTCAGGCTTGATGATGGACGACAGTGCTTTGTGGCGGCGGGTAGTCACCGTCTTGTAGGCGTTTGCCTCGTCCACGATAACGAGATCGAAGCGTCCATCGTTCCTGATCTCGTCTGCGATCAGGTCGAGCCCCTCGTAATTGACGACCACGAACTCGAAGTCCTCTTGGATCATCTCGATGCGCCGCGCTGCCTTGGGGTGATGGGCGATGACTATGCTGCGGTGCAACACACTGTTGCTCAAGTCCTGTACCCACGCCGACTGCATGATCGACAGGGGGCAGAGAATCAAGCAGCGCCTGACCTCCTTGCGCTTCATCAGGTAGTCCGCTGCCCATAACGCTGAGAGCGTCTTGCCTGTTCCCGGTTCGCTGAACACGAACGCTCGACGGTGGATCGTCAGGAAGGATGCTGTCTCGATCTGGTGAGCCATCGGCAGATAGCGCCCGGGCCAGTCGTACTTCTTTGTGATGGG